ATTTATTTTAAATTTAACAGTATAAGACGGAATAACAGATAATGTTGGAATAGATACATATTGGTCTGCGCCATTAAAAGACGGGACAGGGCGACAAACTTCAGGATTTGTAGCTTTCATCCCCTGCCCAGTATAAGCAAGACTATTTTTGATCCCATTTCTTAAAACCAAAGGGTAAGACATCTTAAGCCCTCCAGAAATAAGCCTTGCAATATGTCGCGCCTGTTATTCCCGCTAAAGTAATTCTGCCTTCCGTTGCTGGGCCGTTAAAAACAGGGATATTGTAAGAAGCGTTCGGATTGGATACGTCAGTTGCGTTAATGGTTGTATCTCCAGCACTAGGGCCTAACCACTGTCCTTCTGCGAATGTTGACATTTCAGGTACAATAGTGCCACCAGTAGGAGTGACAGGCTCCTTATTTGAATCTAAAAAGATTATGCAAAATACACCAGTCTCTAAGTCGTTATCCATTAGATAATTACTTTTTGTTCTTGTTGATAATGTTGCGTCTGCAACTGGCAAAAAATTACTACCTTCATCGCTTTTAACAAAATATGTTTTAGCCATTTTATTCACCTAATTCTAGAAGCTTAAGCCAGTTCGTTGACAGTCTCTAATAATAAAGTTTTTCTGAACGGTTAGCTTATCTGTTGAGTTTGTCTTCGTTGCCGTTATGCATACAGTATAACCGCCTACTCTGTTAAATGTTAGCTGGGCCGTTGCTGTATTATCGTCAAATACGTCATCAGCTATGAGTATTCCGGCACCCTTGACCTCCCACTCAACAGATGCAAGCGTCTCATCGATAAGCCATGAACTAAAGTCTTCAGTGTAATTAAGAATATCATTCTTAAACACATAATCAGCGTCATTGTTGAGCCCCGGTTCAGGATAGAAATATCTTGATCTGTAATCCCATTCATTACCAGAGCCAAGCGATAATGTTGGAGGTAGCTCTGCATCTGGCACCGAAATTATAAATTGCTCTAAAGATCTCATTCCATCTGACGCCCTCTTAGCTAAGGAAGGGGTAGGAATCTTCCCAAAGAAATCAAGCAGTCTTAATGCCAAGATACTCTTGAATGGCCCTGCCATTTCTGGCGTTAATCCTGAAATATCCGAAGGATCACTAAGCCCGTAGTCTTGAGGTTGTTGCCAGTTAACATCCAAACCAGATCCTTTCATCTCTAGAGCTAAATCGTCTGACTCTTGGATGGCAGAAGATACATCCTCAGGGGAAGGGTTTGATGTTAGTCCAGATATTCTCAATATCGCAAAAGCGCCATTAACAATACTTCCTTTGGTTACCTGCATGTTAAGCCTCGGCTTCTGCTACTTTCTTTCTAATTGTTTCAATGGAAGCTCTGCCGCCAATTTTATTACCAGTAAGCTCGAAATACTTATCTCTTAATTGACGTTCCTCATCATCCATAGATTCATCTTTCTTTATCTTATCTGGATGATTAACCCAGCCATCAGACATTAACTTATTTAATGTAGGTTCATTATTAACCATGACACGAAGCAAATCATCACCTGAACGTTTAAATAAAGTAACTACTGTATTCATAATAACTCCGATACAAAAAAGGGGCCGAAGCCCCTCTATTTAGGGTGAAATTAAGGATTACCACCCATTTTAACACCCCATGCTGGATTGAATGTCGCAAATGTTGGCAACAAATCAAAACGGTAACGGTTCTTATTGCCTACACCATCAGAGAATCGATGCACTCGAATAGATGTGCCGTTAAAGTTCATAACATTCGAATCTAAAGCATGGAGTTTAGGCAGAACAACAGAACCCATACCTACGAAGTCTCGGCAGTATGCAAGTTCTGGACGGTAAGAGCCATCCGCTGTGCCATTCAATACTGTTACAGTGTCGCCAGCTTGAATAGCAGCATCAACAGTATTAAACGCTCCGTTCAAGCCAGTTTCAAAGATAGCAGCTCCAGACAGTGTAACAGTAATATTACCTGAACCGTCTGCTACAGCATCAGTTAGAACCGTACCAGTAAACTTAACAGGGTTACCGTCACGGTTTAGCGGCTTGCGGTTACGCATGTTGATTAGGTTGGAACCTTCAAACTGAAGAACGGTGCCAGCGTTTAGAGTGCCTGTGGTAGGAGTTGCACCAGCAAGGACGACTGTCTGACGGTATGTGTCCTTCAAAGCATCATAAGTAGCTACAGGAGTAGCTTGAACTGTCAAGCCTGAAGTTGTATTGCCAGAAGTCAATAACGGCAGATTATTGCTAGTAAGAACATCAAGGCCTGCAAAGTTCTTTTTAATCATTGCACTTTGCCATGCGTCCGTAACATCTGGGTTTACAGCAAGCTGAGTCTGTAGGTCAGCTAGTGTAGTTTCAGTGAAGTTATTAATAACACCGTAACCCATGCCGTAACCAGTTGGCGCACCAATTTCCTTAAGCAATGCGCCAGCAGCTGCAACATCAGACCACTTTGTAATTGCATTGTCAGGATCACCAGTTTGTAGCGCTGCATTGTTAGCCATATAGTTAGCAAGCTCGCTTTCAAGCTCTGTAACCATATCCATTGCAATTGGCTTTAGTAGCATATCCAACTGATCAGATTCTAATGCCTCTTCAACTTGAGTGTTTTCTACATACACCGTGATGTAGTCTGACACTTCAGCCTGAACGCGACCAACTTTAACTGGGTTTGCAGATGAAGATGACAGATCACCATCAGATGTACGTTGCGGAACATACTGAGGGGGACGCTTCATTGCTACGCTACCGTAGTCGCCACCTGTTGATGCATCAAAATCATTAACAAGCTGCTTTGTTACAGTCTTGCCAAGCACAAGGCTTGATTCAAACTCTTTAGCGAAGGCTTTTAGAAGTTTCGTATTAGTATTACTTTGATAATTATTAGCCATTTCTGTACTCCTTAAATGAACTCTGCGTCTGGGAATTGACGGGAGAAATCATCTTTTTCTACCATTCCACCACCGTTGATTTCAGGTAACGGCTCAGGCGCGTTAGATACTTTTGGTGTCTTCGATAGGGCTTCGGCTTTGATTTGAGTTTCAATCTTAACCGCTGCCGCCATAGGAGACATATTTAAAACCTCGTACATAAGCGCAGGATTTTCAGCTAAATGAACTGCAATCGCTGGCCCGCTAGGATCTGCCATTAAATGAGAGGCAAGCTCTCCATTAATACCAGCTCCGGCTAGGGTTTGCTCTGCCACTCCAAGCTTATCAAGATCAACGCCGCCTTTTTGAGCATTATTAGCCCATGTTCTAACAGCATCTTGTTGAGCAGCCTGCGCTTGTGTTTGCTCCTGTTCTTTAAGTTGATTCTGATACAGTGACTTTGCTGCATCTTCAGCAACCTTGCGGTTATAAGCAATCATATCGGCGTTGTACTTACGCATTGCATCTTCATCGTAGAGATCGTCAGGTAGTTTAGGCTCTACCACCGAAGAAATGGAGCTATCTTCTATAACAACCTGTTTTGAAGGTGCCGCTTCTTGTGCAGCTTCAAGCTGCTTTCGCAACTCATCAGCCTCACGTTTGGCTGCGTACTTTTCCGCTGTAATCTTGTTAATCCGCTCTTGAACAGAGTTTTGTTTTTGTTCGTGGCTTTCTCCACTATCTGGTGATGAGTCAGAAACCCCTAATCCACTTGGTTCAGGCTGGCCTTGCTCTTGAACTTGTGTTTCAAGGTTGGTTGCATCTTCAGTCATTTAAGCACCTCATAGGCGAATTTAAACCGCGATTTGGTCGCGTACCATAATCAAATTATATATTCACACCATGAATGGTGCAAATAACTACAATGAATACTACTGAGTAGAAACAATAATAGTTTGTGGCGTAACCTCTTTAAGATTATCAATCTGCTGAGAAACGCTCTCGCCATTAATTTTTTCTGTCTCTGCAATCTTCTTCAAGGTGTCAGCATTAGTATTTTGAATATCAGATACCGCCTTAGCTCTATCAGTATCATTTTTCTGACCAGCAATAACACCTTTCTGAATCAACTCAGCTTCTTTCAACTGAAGCTCAATTGCTTTATTTTGCTGGCCCATTATATCGGCCTGCGCTTTTTGGGATTCCGCTTGCGCCATAACCATAGCTGCATCTGGCTGTGTTGGCTGTTGCGATTGAGCTATCATCTGCTCTTTTTCCTGCTCTGTCATTTGATCCGGCGGTATCATTCCTGATGCAACCATTTGCGCCCGTTTTCTTTCTGCAATCTTATTAACAAGCGGAGCATCGATAGCCTTAAGCATCACATCGCCTCCTTGCTGAATAACAGACGGGTCAATTTCAGCATACTTAAGTAGCGCGTTTAAGCCAGCCTCAAGCCTATTAGAGAATGCAGGTCCAGCATCACACAGAATTTTGTACTTCCCTTTGTTAAGATCGTTAACTTTTACAAGCTGGCCAGTATCCCTATCGTAAATATCCTCATTTAAAACTACATCGCTTTCGGTTCCATCTTCATTAAGCAATGTAAATTGACGTTTTGTGTCATATACAATAGGGATCGTCTCTACCAAAACATGGCATGTTCTTCTTATGCCATCAATCAAGGCGTTAACCCACTTTCGTGTAGATGCTGTTCCGCGATCAATCTGCATTCTAACAGTGTCTTCTGACATACGGCCTGAAAAGTCACCTTGCATGGCCGAAAAGACACCTGCCTGCTCCTTAATATCTGAAGCCATTTGATTACCAAGAACATTTAGATGAGGGTTTGCCTGTGCTACTTGCTGATAGAATGGAGGAGGCGCCTCACCATCGGGTGTATAAAACTGAACAGGATCAGGGCTGATATTCATTCTAGCAATCTGATCCTCATTGCCCTTCGCCTGCTTCTTAGTCATCCACCACTTAGAACGTGGAGCTAGAGCACCCTCTTCAATCTCTCTTGATTTGGCGTAGTTATGAACGCGCTGGGCGTCAATTTCTTTTAAGATAAATCCTGAGTAGTTTATTTTTGAATTACTGCCGATGTGTTCATAGTTTCCGTAAACAGTAATAATAGGATTCGACTTAAACGGTGTTTCAATGTCTTTATCAATAATTCCGCTACCATCGAATACTGAATAGTACCATTTGTAATCCGCTGCTTTCTTAGTTCGAACTACGGTTTTCCCATTAGCTGCCAACTCATCCTTAACCTTTTCAAAATTTTCGTTTACTTCTATAACAGAGCCATCACTTAACTGAGCGACTTCAATAGTCTTCTTGCTTTTATAGAACCTTTCAGCAATAACAACCACGTCAGGCTGGTAATTGTCATAATTCCTACTCTCGTCATAATCATCAACACTAACAGGCTGCCTATCAGGCCATTTTTCTTCATACTCAGACTTTGATATTGCAGAAAGCACGTACATTGCTGGCGAATCAGAGGAATCAGCATTTTTACAAGCGTTACTACTCCAAACTCTATTAATCGCGTTAGGGATAGGAACAACAAAAAGGTCTTGCTCGAACGACCATTCATCAGCGTACTTAGCCCTAATCATCCATGCATCAAAACCCCTGCGCATCAATCTACGGCAGGCATTTCTATAAATTGAATCTGCTTTTGATTCATTTTCAATAGCCCTAATCATACCCTCAAGAGTGCGGGCCGTATCCTTATCAGCGCCAGATCCAGCAGGCTTAACATTGCAACCGAAATCCATATCCTCAATATCAGCCATCATAGACTCTAGAACAGGCGTACACTTATCAAATGTGTATCTAGGCCGCTTTTGAGAATCTAGAGTTCTAGCTATGTCATCTTCCCATTGACCGTCTTTTTCTAGAAGAAAGCGATCACACTCTCGCGCATTCTCTCTCTGATCTACATCAGACTCCTGCCAGTTTTTTAGCTCTTGCATCCAGCTTTTGAATTCTTCGCGCCACTTATCTTCGTTATTTGCCATACTTAAACCTAGAATAAGGATTGGAAATTTATATCTACTTTCTCTATTTGGGTTATTGTACTATCACTATCTAATGATACAACAACAGCATCAAAAAGGTTAGGCGATGGTATTTTGAGCTTACTACCATCTGGCAAAGTAATTCCTTTTCTCATCTCTGGCTTAGTATAAAAAGTAATAGTATTTCCCGGTTTAATAGGTATCTTACATGATTCCGCTTTCAGCTTTTGCAGCATTTCAGGTCTTATTGAACTAGAGTCAAAACTAACCATGTCTTCAGGGTCGTGATACTTACCCTCCACAACCGCTTCGTAGGTTCGGTAAACCCTATCCGCAAAGGAGATTATGTTTTGAGCTTTCTTGTTTTTAAAAACATCTTTATTCTTGAGTGGCTTATCACTGTTTGTAAGAGAACTCGTCTCGCTCTTGAAAACCGCTTCAGGATAATGACACTCCGTAGAGCCTTTGTAAGCGAATATCTTTGTTGATTTCCCACTAAATGACTTTGATACGTTATCTCTAAGTGTTGCGCCTAAACCGTCAGCATCATAGCCGAACGAGTCCACTTGATTTAGGATTGCCTGCTTACAAGCCTCATCCATTTTTCGATTACCGTTTTCACCTTCAATCTCATCCAAGTGAGTGAAGACAACGCCATGACGGACAGCGAAGCCGAATGGGTCAGTGCCTATATCACTTGGATCACCACCAGCCACCTTAATCCCTTTTCCTTCGAATCCTAGCTTCTTGTGAGCATCAATACATGCCTCAAACCAGTCCTCCTGAATTACTGAGGTTGAGCAGTCGTCATTGAAATGGCCTTTCCAGATGCCTTTAAATCGAGACTCAGACATGATTTTCTTTTTAACCTTCTGTTTATCCTTTTCTAACTCACCACGTAAAGACTCATCGTGCACAAACCAAACATTATCTTCATAAGTTAGATAAAAGATCATGTGGTATTCATCTTCATAGTAACCGCACTTATCTAATTCAGCTTGATACGGGATAATGAACTCTTTTGACATCGGGTCTTGTGAGCTGCCCGTATTCCACAAATACCATAATTCAGCGCCATCAACATCACGCAAGGTTGGACCAAGCGTATCAATGGTATGTTGGCTAGTTTTCTCCGCTTCTTCCATTAAAAAGTATTTAAAGTCAGCTGTACCTTTCATATCAATAATATTTTGCATACCGCCAAACACAAACTTACCTTTGTTTGCGTTTCTTATTTCCCATTTAGAAGGGACTGGGAGAAAGCCGCCTATCTCATTGCGCTTAATGGTTGTCTCAATGCCTGAATAGATAGAGTCTTTTAGTGCGGTCATTCGCTCACGTAATGCATAAACTTTACAACCTGAAGAGTGAACTTGAGATACCATTGTATTTTGCGCAAAGCGAGTCTTCATTCCTCCACGGCCACCATAGAAGCACTTGTATTTTTTGTGCTTAAGAATTGCAGGTTCTAGCTTCTCAACTAGCAATACGGTTGGCTCTTTGTCTGTTTCAACCATATCACCTATAACACCTTCCCATTTGCGAATAACATTTGGAACTAGCTCTCCATCAATGTTATCTACTCGATCTATGATTCCGTAAACGGTAGGCTCTAGATTGCCTGATACAGCATTTACCATAGGTTCTAGTGTATCTAGCCGCTTTGCTAACGCTCTCATTGAATACCCAACTTATTTTCAAGTTCTTCAATACGCGCCTTAAGATCTGTCGCTTCTTCAATAACAACTGAGTCTTTAATAATACCCACTATGGTTTGACCAATATCAGGCGGTATATCACCTTTTGAAATAGCGCTGATAACCGAAAACGCTTTCTCTGCTGGCGTCCCTTCCTCGGGAAATGAAAACTGAATAGCTTCATTGCTAGGCTTAAGTGGTGGAAATGAGCGCTTCATAAACTCATTAAGAATTGTCGCGCTGTTCTGGTCATTAGGATCAAAAGCACGTTTGGCAGCGTGTTTAATGAACGCCTTCTCTGTTTCTTCTTTTGTTGAGCTTGGCTTAACATCTATTAAAGATTCCTCCCTAATAGTTTCCATTAGAAGAGTTTTAAACGCTTTACCGCGAGGTGGAAGCTTATCACCGGGTTTAAGAGATGTTTTTGTTTTAGCCATGATTTTGCCTTTATTTCGCCTCTGTTAGACTTAAATTATATCAGGCATAAAAAAAGGCGCAAATGCGCCCGAGTAGTCTACCTATAAACTATTTCTTGCTTTTCTTGCCCTTGCAGCCCCAAGCTTTACGCCTAGCTTTTACTTTCTCTGTCTGCTTTTGTCCTGAACTTCTAGCGCAATAAGCATCACCTCGTTTTGTACCAGGCTTTGAGATTCGTTTGTGTGTTTTGCCTTCGCTGTCTTTATATGTAGTGCCGTCTGCATACTTTTTTGACGCCGGAGTTCTTTTTTTTGGTTTTGCTTTTAACTTAGCCATAGTTATTCCCTATCGGTTTTGCGTCTTCTGAATTCTTTCTCTGCCCGTTCCGCAGCTTCTGCTTTGCGCTTGTCATCTCTCAGTTTTAATACAAACTCTAACGTTCTAAATACCGACATAACAATAAGAGTTAACACCATACAGCACATTGATATAAACCAAGCATGTTCATGTAACCATTCCATAGGGCCATAACTAAAACCTATCGTGGTCGCGCCCGTTGCGTATGTCGCCATTGCTGCTCCGTGGGCTACGTCCTGAACTTGCTGAATTCTTCCGGGCATAATTAAACGCTCTAATCGCTCTTACTGTGTACAGAATTAACGCTGCTAATTGCAGACCTA